CCACAACGGATAAATTGGGCGCTCGAAATTACCGGTGACATCGTTGCGGAAAATTCAATGATGATGCAAAATCAATACTGTGCAACTTCGCACGACACTCGAGGAGATCATCATGGGCTATGGCAAAGACAAGGGCAAGAAACCCCCGAAGCGTTAAGCAGTACCTGACGGCATGAGATGAAGGGAAAGAAGCGCGTGCAATTTGTAGCAGTGAATGAGCAGGGATACCGCATTGGCGCATCCCATCACAATGCCCGCCTTCCAGATGAGGTCATAGACAAAATCCGTGACATGCACGAAGACGAGGAAGTGGGCTACCGCAAACTGGCCAAGATCTTCGACATCCCTTTGAGCACCATCAAGAAAATTTGCAAGTACGAGCGACGAGCACAAACCCCTGATAGATGGAAAAAAATCATCGATGAAACCCAAGACTGAACCGAAAAAAAATGGTCGACCTTCTAGCTTTGAGCAGAAGGTAGCGGACCTGATCTGTCTGCGTCTTGCTGATGGCGAAAGCCTGCGTTCGATCTGCCGCGATGATTCAATGCCTGGAATGAGCACCGTGTTTAGGTGGCTGGCTGATGAGAAACTCAAAGGGTTCCGGGAGCAATACGCGCACGCACGCGAAGTGGGCCTTGAGACTATGGCCGACGAGATCCTGGAGATTGCGGACGAAACAAGCCGTGACACCCTGGTAAACAGCAGGGGCGACGAGATGGCCAACAGCGAATGGATCGCCCGGTCAAAGGTCCGGATCGACACCCGCAAGTGGTTGCTATCCAAACAACTGCCCAAGAAGTACGGCGACCGCACTGTGTTGGCTGGTGACCCTGACAACCCACTGATGGAACCGATGGACGACACCCAGCGTGCGGCCAAACTGCAAGCGATCTTGGCCACAGCCCAGGCGCGGAAAGCCAAGAATGGCGGCGGCGTTTGACCCAGCATTGCTGGCGTATCTGACCGATGAAGAGCGAGCAGAACTCGACTCACTACTGACCAGCGACAAGACCCTGTGGCGCCCACTGCCTGGGCCTCAGACCATTGCGTACGAAAGCCAGGCCGACATCATTGGCTACGGCGGCGCGGCGGGTGGCGGCAAGACTGACCTGGCCTGCGGCAAAGCATTGACCAGCCATCGCAAGGTCGGCATCTTTCGATTGAACGGCACCGAGTTGACCGGCGTGCTGGACCGCATCACCGAATTGCTTGGTGGCCGCAATGGGTACAACGGCAAGGACAATATCTGGCGGACCAGGCGCGTCGACGGCGTGCCCATCCAGGTCGAGTTCGGATCGTTCCCAAACCCTGACGACGAGAAAAAGTACCAGGGCCGACCGCATGATCTGCTGGTGTTTGATGAGGCCGCGAACATGCGCGAGTCTGCCGTGCGCTTCCTGCTTGGTTGGTTGCGTACCACCGTGCCTGGCCAGAAGTGCCAAGCCTTGCTGACATTCAACCCACCGACCACAGCCGAGGGCCGCTGGATCATCCAGTTCTTTGCGCCTTGGCTGGACAAGAAGCACCCCAACCCGGCAGAGCCTGGCGAACTGCGCTACTTCGCGACGGTCGACGGCAAGGATGTCGAGGTCGATTCGGGTGACCCATTTACTCACAACGGTGAAGTGATCACGCCGCTTTCGCGCACCTTCATTCCTTCACGCATCAGTGATAACCCTTACTTGATGGGGACTGGCTACATGGCACAACTTCAATCGCTACCCGAGCCACTGCGCTCACAGATGCTCTATGGCGACTTCCAGGCGGGCATGGAGGACGATCCCTGGCAGGTGGTGCCCACGGCATGGGCAGAGGCCGCTATGGCCCGCTGGACGCGTCCTGACAAGCTGGCGCCGATGGACAGCCTGGGCGTCGATGTGGCCCGAGGCGGCAAAGACAACACGATCCTGGCCAGACGCCATGGCATGTGGTTCGATGAGGCACTGGCCTATCCTGGCACGGCCACACCCGATGGCCCGACGATCGCTGGCCTGGTGGTGTCTGCACTGCGCGACCGGGCGCCGATCCACATCGATGTGATTGGCGTCGGCTCAAGCCCGTACGACTTCCTGAACGAGATGGGCCAGCAGGTGCTGGGCGTCAATGTGGCCGAGTCAGCCCTTGGCCTGGACAAGTCTGGGCGCCTGCGCTTCAAGAACCAACGATCCGAACTGTGGTGGCGCATGCGTGAGGCGCTGGACCCAGCCAACAACACCGGCATCGCGTTGCCACCAGATCAACGCCTGCTGGCTGACTTGTGCGCACCGACCTGGAAACTGGTGGGCCAGACCGTGGCCGTGGCCAGCCGTGAAGAGATCCTCGACAAGATCGGGCGATCACCTGACTACGCCTCGGCCTACTGCCTGGCACTGATGGACACGCCCAAGCGATCGATCATGCAGGAGTTGGGCCGATACAACAAAAGGGAAGACTATGACCCGTACAGCAAACTTTGAACTCGTGGCCACCGGCATCGATGTCATGCCCTTGTTGGCCAGGCTCGAGGCCATGCCACACCTGTGGGACGAGATCACTGCACGCCAAGAATACACCGGCACGGCACATAAAGACACACAATGCATCTACCCGCGTGGGCCGCTAAAGTTCACGCCGTACTTCTACATGTTCGACACTGGCGCGTATGACTACCCGGTGATGGACACGCTGGCCGATGTCCTGGTCCCAATCCTGCGGCCACTGCTCACCGATGTGCTCAAAGTCGAAGAGTTGGGGCGCGTGCTCATTGTCAAACTCAGGCCTGGTGGCATCATCACGCCGCACATTGACGAGGGCACCTATGCCGATCACTATGCCCGCTTTCATGTGGCCGTCACTGGCACGGACAAGGCGACTCTGACAGCAGGCGACGAGACGCATCACATCGCACCTGGTGAGGCATGGTGGTTTGATCACAAGGTCAGACACTCAGCGCGCAACGACGGTGAAACCGACCGCATTCACATCATCATTGACGCGGTCACCCCGCTTTTCCCGATGCGCAAGGTACCCGTATCCGATAATGTAGCCACTACTGTGGCGTCAATAGTGGGGAACCCATGACTGAAATCCGACTTTCGAATGTCGACGAGATGCTTGCGAATGCAGGCGAGTTGTTCTCAGAACACTGGGAAGAGATTGCCTTGAACAAGCAGGTGATGGTGCTCAAGCCCGATGAGGCAAAGTACCGAGCCGCAGAGGCCAACGGCATGCTGTTGATCCTCGCCGCTTTTGAGGGCGAAAAGGTTGTGGGTTACTCGGTGAATATCGTGACGAATCATCTTCACTATGCCGACCTCATAACATGTAGCAACGACTTGCTCTTTGTGACTGAAGGCAAGAGGAGTGGCCGACTTGGACTGCAACTGATCCGTGCAACGGAGAAGGCGGCAAAAGAGCGCGGCGCCCGTCTGATGCTGTGGCATGCCAAACAAGGCACGCCGCTGGAGAAGATGATGCCTCGCCTTGGTTACGGTGTGCAGGACATTATCTTCAGTATTCAGATCTAAAGGAGATCATCATGGGTGTAACAGCGGCAGTGGCGGCAGTAGTCGGAACCACATATGCGGTCTACAGTGGCGAGCAAGCCAAAGACCGACAGAAGGAAGGCCTTCGCCAGCAAGAAGCGGCGCAGACTCAACAATTGACGCAAGCCAAAGAGGCGGCGGCGACTTCACAGCAAAACATCAACAAGGCAAACCAACGCCGACCAGACACGCAGGCTGTAATGGCTGATGCTGAAATGGGCGCGGCTGGTGGCCAAAGCGGCACGATGCTGACTGGTCCGCAGGGTATCGACCCTCAACAGTTGGCGCTCGGCAAAAACACACTTCTCGGCGGTTAAACCATGAGTCAATTCCCCAGCGACGCACAGTCGTATCCAAACGCCCCAGAACGGGACAAACTGTTCACGCGCTGGGGTCAACTCAAGTCGGAGCGTGCATCCTGGTGGGCGCACTGGCAAGAGATCACAACCTACCTGTTGCCACGCAATGGCCGATACTTCGTCCAGGACCGTGACAAAGGATGGCGCCGTCACAACAACATCTACGACAACACCGGCACACGCTCACTGCGCGTGCTAGGCGCTGGCATGATGGCTGGTGCAACAAGCCCAGCACGACCATGGTTCCGTCTGGCCACAGCAGACCCTGAACTCAACAAGTATCAGCCGGTCAAGGTGTGGCTCGATGACACCACGCGTCGCATGCAGATGGTGTTCCAGCGGTCCAACACATACCGCGCAATGCATCAGATGTACGAGGAACTCGGCGCATTTGGTACAGGCGCATCGATCGTTCTGCCCGACTTTCAAAACATCATTCACCACTACCCGCTGACGACCGGCGAGTATTGCATCGCGACCAACTACCAAGGCACAGTCAACACGCTGTACCGTGAGTACGAAAAGACCGTTGCAGAGGTGGTGCAAGAGTTTGGGCGCGAGAACTGCTCGACCACTGTACGCAACATGTTTGACCGTGGCTCGCTTGATGCCTGGGTGCCAATCATCCACGCCATCGAACCACGCGCAGACCGTGACACACGCAAGCGCGACAACATGAACATGCCGTTTGCGTCGTACCACTTCGAGGTGGGCGGCGACAACAACAAGTTCCTGCGCGAATCTGGCTTCAAGATGTTCCCGGCACTTGCTCCACGCTGGGCCACCGCTGGTGGTGACATCTACGGCAACAGCCCTGGCATGGAAGCATTGGGCGACATCAAGCAATTGCAACACGAGCAACTGCGTAAAGCCCAGGCAATCGACTACCAGGTCAAGCCACCACTCCAGGTGCCGACTTCGATGAAGAACCGCGATGTCGAGACACTACCTGGCGGCGTCTCGTTCGTCGATGCGAACTCACCAACCGGTGGCATTCGCTCTGCGTTCGAAGTCAACCTCAACTTGCAGTACCTGCTCAACGACATCCAAGACTGCCGCGACCGCGTTCGTGGTGCGTTCTATGCTGACCTGTTCTTGATGTTGGCCAACGCAACAGACACACGCATGACAGCTACCGAAGTGGCCGAGCGCCACGAAGAGAAACTGCTCATGCTTGGACCAGTGCTCGAGCGTTTGCACAACGAGTTGCTGTCCCCATTGATTGACATGACATTTACCCGCATGGTCGAGGCTGGCGTGCTATTGCCACCGCCTCCAGAGTTGCAAGGCATGGAGTTGTCGGTCGAGTTTGTCTCGATGCTGGCGCAGGCACAGCGTGCCATCGGGACCAACAGCGTTGACCGATTTGTCGGCAACCTGGGCGTCGTAGCCAACATGAAGCCAGAGGTGCTTGATAAGTTCAACAGCGACGCATGGGCCGATGCTTATGCCGACATGCTGGGAGTCGACCCGAACATCCTGGTTGGCGGCGAGCAAGTCGCAATGATTCGAACAGCACGCAATGAAGCACTCGCGGCCAAAGAGCAACAGGCCGCAATGCAACAGCAAGCCTTGATTGCCAAGGATCTCTCACAGACACAAACGACAGAGCCAAGCGCGCTGACTAATGTGATCGATATGTTCTCCGGATACAACACACCCTGAAAGGAATAGCCATGCCAATGATCAACATGCAAAAGCCCGCCGAGCGCGAAGAGATGCCAGGCGAATACGAAGCAGACGAGCCGCGTTACCCATACGGCTTGTGCATTAGCCTGGGCAAAGATGAACTCGAGAAGCTGGGCATCACTGCACTACCTAAAGTCGGCACCGAGATGATGATCAGTGCCAAAGCCTATGTGAAGATGACTCGTGCATACGAGACTCAAGGCGAAGGCGAAGACATGGGCATCGAGTTGCAGATCACCGACATGGAGATCCAAGGCAACCAGCAACAGCGTAACGCTGAAGCATCGACCATGCTTTATGGCTCTGGCGAGTAACCATGCCAGCCAAGACTGAGAAGCAGGCTCGCTTTATGCGGGCCGTTGCCAACAACCCGGAGTTCGCAAAGAAAGCCGGGGTGCCTCAGTCTGTTGGTCGTGAGTTTTCTCAGATGGCTGAGAAGATGTACCCAGCCAAAGACAAAGAAAAGAAAAAGGACTGACCATGCCAGGACCGGGACTTTGGGCCAACATCCACGCCAAGCGTAAGCGGATCGAAGAAGGATCAGGCGAGCGCATGCGCAAGCCTGGTGAAGAGGGCGCGCCCACCAAAAAAGACTTTAAGGAGTCTGCCGCTGAGAAGCTGTACGGCAAAGACAAGGACAAAAAATAATGGCAATCCAAAAATACCAGGGTGCCCCTTGGCTGTACGACGACACGACCGGCGACATCATTGGCGTCAAAGATCCTGACGGGTCCGAGTTCTATTGGTCCAGGGCATCCAACTATGGTTTGTTTTATGACCTGGCCGATCAATCTGCAAGTATCAACACCGCCAACCCTATTCGATTCAACACGCCGGTCATCGAACAAGGCGTTCGTATGGTCGACACCAACAAGATCACATTCGATCGGGGCGGCAAGTTTTCATTTACCCTGACAGCCCAGATTGAAAACGGCGACAGCAAGGCAAACAACTTCTGGCTCTGGGGTCGCATCAATGGCGTTGACATTCCAAACAGCCTGACCCGCTACAGCGTGCCATCGAGCCATGGTGGCCTGCATGGAGCGCTGGTTGTAGAGCGAAGTTACTTTGGCCCAATGGATTCTGGCCAGCATATCCAGGTCATGTGGATGACGGACAACGCATTGGTCACATTCAACTATGCGGCATCAAGTACATCGCCAGCAATGCCTGCAACGCCATCCGCATACCTGTCAGTGCATGAAGTTGCGGCATGACGGTACCCGTATCCAGATGTGCCGTCGTTAGATTGGCGCCATGAGCAAAGAATTTGACCCGATCGATTTGCGTGGGCAAGAGCGTGCAAAGTCCGACAAAGACATGCGCGAGAAAATTGCCCGCGAAAACGAGGAGGCGGATATCAAGTGGCTCATGGGTAGCAAGAGGGGGCGCCGTGTAGTGTGGCGTCTTATGGATCAATCCGGCGTGTTCCGGCTGTCGTTCAATACCAACTCGATGCAAATGGCATTCGCAGAAGGTAACAGGAACTTCGGCAATCGCATGCTCGCGATGATTCACGCTCAGTGCCCTGAGTTATATCCACAAATGGTAAAGGAGCAATCCAATGACAGAATCGCTGATGACGGATCAAGCCGCAACGACCACTGAAGGCACGCCCGCATCGCAAGACGCCTCGAGCACACAACCGACGGGGGGTGAGCAACAGGCATCACAGCAACAGGCTGACGGTACGCAGAACCAGCAGGCTGGCCAGGATGGCCAGAACACTGGCAATGCCGAAGGTGACCAGAACGGTGACAAGGCCACGGCCAAAGCACCGGAAGCGTACGAATTCAAAGCCGGAGAAGGCCGAGAGTTCGACCCCGAGGTGATTAAGTCATTCTCGGAAATCGCCAAGGAATTGGATCTGCCACAAGACGCCGCGCAGAAAGTGCTCGACAAAGTCGCACCAAAGATCTTGGAGCGTCAGATGCAAGCACTGGAAACTGCTCGTAATGAATGGGCCGAATCGGCTCGCACCGACAAGGAATTCGGGGGTGACAAACTCAACGATAACCTGGTCGTGGCGAAGAAAGCACTCGACTCGTTTGGTACGCCAGAACTGCGCAAGTTGTTAAACGAGTCTGGCCTGGGCAATCATCCGGAAATGATCCGCATGATGTACAGGGCAGGCAAAGCAATCAGTGAGGATCGCTTTGTTGGCGGCACTCGAGGTGGTCAGAAATCTGGCCCCAAGGGTTTCAACGACTTGGCATCAGCGCTTTATTCAAATCAGCAATCTTAAATAGGAGTCCATCATGGCTACTTTGTCGAACAACTCTCTCACCCTGGCCGATTGGGCCAAACGCGTCGACCCGGAAGGTCGAGTTCCCATCGTTGCAGAACTGCTTTCGCAGAGCAACGAAATTTTGGAAGACTGCGTGTTCAAGGAAGGCAACCTGCCTACCGGCGAGCGCGTCGTAATCCGTACTGGTCTGCCCACTGTTTACTGGCGTGCGCTGAACCAAGGTATCCCTTCAAGCAAATCGACCACTGCACAAGTGGACGAGGCTTGCGGCATCTTGGAAGCCCGCTCTGAAGTGGACAAAGACTTGGCAATGTTGAACGGCAACACCGCTCAATTCCGCCTGTCTGAAGACACCGCCTTCCTTGAGGCAATGAACCAAACTCAGGCTACGACCATGTTCTATGGCAACCCTGGTGTTGATCCCAAGCAGTTCCTTGGCTTGGCCGCACGCTACTCCAGCTTGTCTGCCGCTAACGCGCAGAACATCCTGAGTGCTGGTGGCTCTGGCTCTGACAACACATCGATCTACTTGGTCGTGTGGGGCGACAACACTGTGTATTGCCCATTCCCTAAAGGTTCCAAAGCTGGTCTGGTTCACGAAGACCTCGGCGAGCAAACCGTTTACAACAGTGACGGCACTCGCATGCAAGCATTGGCAACTCGTTACCAGTGGAAAAATGGTCTGGTCGTTAAAGACTGGCGCTATGTTGTTCGCATCGCCAACATCGATGTGAGCGACTTGCTTGCTCAGACTGGCACCCAGGCTCCTTCAGCCGCAACCGCGATCATCAAATTGATGGCTCGTTCTTTGTATCGCATTCCGAACATGTCTATGGGCCGTGCCGCGTTCTACATGAACCGCACTGTTCACTCTGGCTTGTCGATTGCCGCACTGGACAAAAGTCAATATGTGTTGAAGATCAACGAAGGCTTGAGCCAGTTTGGTATGCCGTACTCTTGGCTGTCCTTCCTGGGCGTTCCGCTCCGCCGTGTTGATGCATTGCTCAACACTGAAGCGGTTGTTTCTTAATTGGTCAAATAACCCTGAAAGGATAAAACCATGATTACCGATCAACTCCTCCGCGTCTCTACCGCCCAAGCTGTGACGACCACTGCTGTTTCGACTGATACTGTCGATCTATCGCAGGCTCGTGACATTGGTGAAGGTCAAGACCTTTTCATGAACTTCGCTGTGACTGAAGCCTTCGCTGGTGGTACTTCTACCAACTTCGAAGTGATCATCGCTGACAATGCCGCTCTGTCGAGCAATGTCCAGGTGATCGGCGCTTCTGGCGCAATCGTGACTGCTAGTTTGCCGCTCGGTACCAATGTTGCCGTGCGTCTGAACCCGCTAATCGGTTCGCTTGGTAAGCGTTATTTGGGCGCACGCTACACTGTGTCTGGCACGAATTCGGCTGGTAAAGTTACCGCTGACATCGTGATGGATATTCAGGATGGCCGTAAGTCTTATGCTTCTGGCTTTACCGTAGTCTAATAAGGAGAATTGCACATGCCTAAATACCGAGTAATCGCACCCTGCTTCGTCAACAATGGTCTTCGCAATGAAGGCGAGATCGTCGATTATGACGGTCCTGCTGGATCTGCATTGGTGCCTGTCGATGATGAAGGCAATGAGGTCAAGGCCGAAACATCTGGAAAGAAGTGGACGCCGAAAGCCAAGCGTGAATCGGTTGAAGGCACTGTCTAATTTTTCCTGATTGGAAGCCGTAAGTCACGGGGGGCCGTTGGGAAACCACGGTCCCCTTTTTACATTTAGGAGGCCATGATGGCATCAGTTGTCGACATTTGTAACCTTGCGCTGGCGCACCTCGGCGACAACGCCACCATCGCAAGTATTGATCCACCCGAAGGATCTGCCCAGGCAGAACACTGTCAACGCTTTTACCCAATTGCACGAGACAGTTTGCTCGAAATGCACAGTTGGTCTTTTGCAACCAAGCGAGCATATGGTGCAGAAGTAGAAAACCCTTGGCCAATGTGGAAGTATGCCTATGCCTGCCCTGCTGATTTGATGGGCGTGATTGCAGTGCTACCGCCAGAAGCGCGTGATGATTACAGCACCGCATTTACTCCAGAAAATTACCCAGACTTTTACACGAACTACTCGCCTGCTGTGGCCGCTGGCCAATATGTCCCGCAGAAATTTGCGCAAGAAACTTCTGCTGATGGCACGCAGATTATTCTGACAAACCAGCACCAGGCTGTCATCCGCTATTCGTCACGCGTTGACGACCCAACAAAATTTTCCGCATTGTTCACATCGACTTTGTCATGGCATCTTGCATCGATGCTTGCCGGTCCAGTGATCAAGGGTGACCAGGGCGCCGCAGAGGCAAAGCGATGCATCACCATGATGAATCTGTATCTTGGCAAAGCAATGGAGTCTGAATCCAATGAGCGCCAAATTAAGCCAGAGCACATCGTGTCCTGGATCGCAGGGAGATAAGCATGCCTAATGTGCGCACACTACAACGATCTTTTGCTGGTGGCGAGATGTCGCCAGAAATGTTTGGTCGCATCGATGATGTGAAATATCAAACTGGTGCGGCAACGATGAAGAACTTCATTGCTACACCTCAAGGGCCAGCAGAAAATCGCGCAGGCTTTGCATTTGTCCGTGAAGTTAAAGACAGCACCAAGCGCACAAGGCTGATCCCGTTTACATATTCGACCACGCAAACCATGGTGATCGAAATAAGCCCTGGCTTTATTCGCTTTCATACACAAGGTGGCACATTGCTTTCTGGTGGCGTGCCATACGAGATTGCAAACCCATACGCAGAAGCAGACATATTCGACATTCACTATGTGCAGTCCGCTGATGTCATGACGCTGGTGCATCCCAACTATGCGCCGCGTGAACTACGCAGGCTTGGCGTCACAAACTGGACTCTGACAACCGTAAACTTTGGATCACCAATTGCCGCTCCCACTGGCGTGACTGCAACCCGGTACATTCCTGCATCGTCATCGACCAACGCAGACACATACGAGACGATGAGTTATGTCGTGACTGCAATCGCCGCTGATGAAATTGGCGAATCTGTTTCATCTAGCGTGGCATCAGTCACCAACAATATTTTTGTCACTGGCGCAACCAACACGATTTCCTGGACAGCAGTGTCAGGCGCATCGCGTTACCGCGTCTACAAACTGTTGGGAGGTCTGTATGGCTACATTGGAAGCACGGCTGGCACGAGCATCGTTGACAACAACATCGCGCCGGATTTGTCGGTTACTCCTCCCATCTACGACAACGAATTTACAAGCACCGGAAACTATCCAGGCGCCGTTTCGTACTTCGAACAGCGTCGGTGTTTTGCTGGCACCATCAACGAACCACAAAAGATCTGGATGACCAAGTCTGGCACTGAGTCCAATCTCAGTTACGGCTTGCCAATCAGAGACGACGACCGCATTGAGTTCCGCGTGGCCGCTCGTGAAGCCAACACTATTCGCCACATTGTGCCGCTGACCCAGTTGTTGTTGCTGACTGGATCTGCCGAGTGGCGTGTGTCATCGCTTAACAGCGACGAGATCACGCCGACCACAATCTCGGTTCGGCCACAGTCGTACATAGGTGCATCGAATGTTCAACCGGTGATCATCAACAACGCATTGGTTTACTGCGGAGCACGCGGTGGCCATATCCGTGAACTTGGTTACAACTGGCAGGCCAGTGGCTTTATCACCAATGACTTGTCCATTCGATCTGCGCACCTGTTCGATAACTACGAGATCAGCGACATGGCGTTTTCCAAAGCGCCGCTACAGATGGTTTGGTTTGTGTCGACTTCAGGCCTGTTGCTTGGATTGACCTACACGCCAGAGCAACAGATTGGAGCCTGGCACAAGCACGACACTGATGGCGTATTTGAATCCTGTACCGTGGTGGCTGAAGGCAACGAAGACCGCTTGTATGTTGTCGTCAGGCGCAACATCAACGGCGTCATAAAACGCTATGTTGAACGCATGGCCAGCCGTCACTTTTCTTCTATTGTTGATGCCTTCTTTGTTGACTCAGGCGCAACATACAACGGCGCAAACACATCGGCTACTACGGTCACAGTCAGTGGCGGCACGACCTGGGGTCCGTCTGATATTTTGACGATTACAGCATCGACAGCCATCTTCACTTTCCCAGGTACCAGCGATGTCAATGACGCGATCGTATTGACAGACTCTGCTGGCAACACATACCGGCTCACAATCCGCTCTACGACCTCCACAACGGTCGCAACGGCTAGAGTTGATGTGACACTACCAGCCGCGCTCAGAAACACCGCCACGACCCGTTATTCGTTTGCGCGCAATTCGATCAGCGGCCTGACTTGGTTGGAGGGTAAGACTGTGTCGATCCTGGCTGATGGTGCAGTGCAACCGCGCAAAGTTGTGACCAGTGGAGCGATCACAATTGATCGAGCCGCAAGCGTCATCCACATTGGCCTCGAATACGATTCAGATCTGCAAAGCCTGCCGCTGGCCATGGGCATCGACAATGGCATGGGCCAGGGACGCTACAAGAATGTCAACAAGGCATGGCTCCGCGTTTACCAGTCGTCCGGCATCTTTATTGGTCCTGACCAGAACAACCTGGTCGAAGCAAAACAACGGACCACTGAACCATATGGCACACCGCCTGCACTCAAGACAGAAGAAATCCAGATCATGCTGACGCCATCATGGCTTGATAGTGGCCAGGTGTTTATCAGACAGTCTGACCCATTGCCATTGACCATCGTTGGTATGACCCTTGAGGTCGCAATTGGTGGGTAAAGGTACCCGTAAGATCCGGTGACCCGGATACTGTTCAACCATGCAATAACCTGGTGCTGTGGAGGTAAGGTCAACACAGTCCTCCAAGCCCAGGCGAAACAGGAGATTTGACACATGGCAACCTTATTGACCGGAACCGGAGTGCAGGCAATGAGCCAAACCGGCTCCATCTTTGCTATCGGCGGGGCAGTCACTGGGGCGATTGGCTCCTACTACGCCGCACAAAACCAGAAGGCTCAACTGGATTCGCAAGCGTCCTCGATGCGCTTTCAATCCGAGATCTCACAACTAAATGCGGCCCAGGCTGAGTTCACAGCCCAGCAGATCCTGCGTGCTGGCCAACAAAAGCAGGGCCAGATCGGCCTGCGTGCTGGCAAGATCAAGAGTTCACAGCGTGCATCGATGGCCGCTCGAGGCATTGACCTGGGCGTCGGCAGTGCTGTTGAGACGATTGCAACAACCGACCTCATGAAAGAGATCGACATGTTGACCGTCAACGCAGACACGGTGCGGAGTTCAGAGGCCGCACGACTACAGCGCCAGAACTATCTGACCGCATCAGCAATGCAAGATGTCTCTGCTTCCAACCTGGCCGCTTCTGGCGACAGCATCAGCCCATTCATGGCGGCTGGCTCGAGCATTCTTGGCAGTGCTGGGTCTGTGGCCAATGCCTGGTACCAAGATCGCAAACTTGCGGCCATAGCAAGCCGTTTGGGCATCGAATAAGGACCGACCATGGCAACAGTACCTATTTACGATTTACCGACTCAAGACGCAAGCGTAGGCAACATGCCTGCATTCCAGGCGCCTGGCGTAGAGCCAATGCGCGACTTCACTGGCGAGCAATTGCAAAAGACTGGCCAGGCCGTGCAGTCGTTTGGCACGACCGTGATGAAGATTGCAGACCGCCTGCAAGGTGAGGTCGACGACGCAAAAGCCAAAGAACTCTACAACACCTTTGCGGCCACAGCAGACACGATTGAAACTCAGTACCTGACGCTCAAAGGCAAAGACGCTGTCGGCGCGGCGATGAAGACCAAGAACGATCTTGAAGCCGCATTGACTGATGTTGTTGGCAAGGCTGAGAACGATGTGCAAAAAATCATTTTGCGCAATTCTGCCAGCGTACGCCTGCGCAGTGCCAACAGTTCGATCATCAAGCACTCACTGGTTGAGCAACGCGACTACGACATCAAAGAAAGTGGCGCCCAAGTTGACACATTCGTCAATGACGCGATTCGATACTCTGCTGGCTGGCGCAACCCACAAGGCGACTTTGCTGTGTACTACGGTGCCGCAAAAGATGGCGCTAACAAGCTGGCAGACAAACTCGGCTATGAAGCCAAGAGCGCACAGCGTGAGCAACTGATCCTCAAAGCAACCAACCAAATCCATGGCCAGGTTGTGCAGACACAGATCGATGCGCAGAACCTTGA